TATTTGCCGCGTCAAAAATACCAGCAGCGACATACCATTTCCCGACCTCAGGCGCCAGAACCTCTCCGGTAGCAATTGCTCCGGTTTCTCCGCTGGGATAGATGTAGGATAAGTAAAACCCTCCGCTGTAATAGAAATTAAATCCTGCGCCAGTCAACCGATTGCTGAAAATGTTTATGTACCTGTCCGCCCTGCTGAGGTTAAACGCCGTCACAAAGGAAGCAGCCCCTTTACCCGCCTGCACAAAATCAGTCAACGATGGCACTGCACCGTTGTCATAGTGCAGGCCCCAGTCCCTGACCTGCCCGCCACGGGGAGTGACGGTATATCCATGCCCGCTGTTATCCAGCGGGTTAAGCAGGTCAAAGCTCGCCAGGGTCGGTAGTGGTGATTTACTTTCCAGATTTGACTCGACGGTTACATATTCGCGGTTCCAGTCAGGAACAGAGATAATCCGATTACAAAAAATGCGTGTGCCATCCATTAGTGTGGGTCCTTATTAAATATTGGGTGAGTGTTCAGATGTGCCACGATTTTCATTGCCGACGCCGTTCAAAGTGCCGCTATAGGTCGCTCCGTTCATCGGGTCGAACCAGTCGCAGCCCGTCGCCCTGACACTTGAAGCATCGAAATAAAGAGTCCCTGTTGAGTCAGGAATGAGCTGAATATCCGCACCTGTTACCCGGCAGCGGTTGCCGGTGTCCCCGACGCTGTAGCGCGCCAGTAAGCCCCCGGAAATATCGAATTCGGCTTTGACGCCCGTGGCGTTGATAATGGACGGATAGCAGTTGCGCAGCGTCACTTTCGGGCGGTATGAGTATTCGCTGGTGCGGTACGTCGTGCCGCCGACAACGGTATCCCAGGAAGAGGCCGCGCCCGGCATGTACACCGTCGGACACGAATTCTGTGCAATAACCGGGTTATTGATGATGCTGATGACGTCCTCTGCGATGATTTCCGCGTTGGTCCCGTTCGGGCGAACTCTGGTGCGGCTGGCGAACGGGTTCTGAGCCATGTCGCTACCACAACGAAACACCGCCATCACCGCATTCTTACCGTCAGGCACGTTAATGGCGGTCATACCCTGCACTTTCACCATATCCGGCAGATATGTTTTCTGCGCTGAGTTGTACAGGTTCCTGTACGGACGGCAGAAGGTGAACGCGAAGTTATCCGGCAGCGAGTTCGGAACGCCGTCCAGGTCGAAGACAAGGTTGCGCCCGAAGATGGTATGCGGCGTTTTTGTTGCAACGCCGTAATCCACACTGGTGCCCGAGTTCAGGCGAATTACATCAAACGACAGAGTGCCAGCAGCCCATGCGGCAGTGATGTTTCTGTCAAAGCGGAAGATGTGGTTTTCGATCGACAAGTTGCACTCGCAATCACCGGCGTAGTCTTCACGCATATTGATGAAGTAATCCAGGCGGTTTTCGAGATGCCCTGTCTGTGCGATGCTGTAGAGCGTCACATCGAACTCACAGTCGCGGAGAGAGAATTGACCTCCCCCCTGTAAGTAAATCTGCTTGCCTTTGAATTTCGTCTTATCAATATAGACATCGTACCCGAATGAGTGGAAGTCAAAGCGGTTCATTACTGACTGGTCAATAAAGACGCGCTTCAGTCCGTGATGCCCCTGGAAGCCCCATCCATAGAGACCGTAATATCCGCTGACGTGGATATCGATGCTGTTGCGGAAGCAAATCACATACGCTCCGCCGGCTTCCGAAGGTAAGCATTCGGCTGCTGCATTCCGGCAATAGATATCGGTGACGCCGTGGGAGCCGACAACGACACGGGACTCGACGCTCCCCGTGGAGAAGTTGTCGATCACGAGGTTGTCAATATTAACTTGTGACCGTTCCACCTGGATGTTGATAAACTTACGCCCGTTACCCGCCTCGAAGAAGGAAGGTGGCTGAAAGGTCAGGAACGAGTCTTCTTTCGGCTGTATCCAGGCTTCATTGATTGTGCCAGCCGGGATATTCTTCACGAGTACATCGGATATCGCCCCATTTCGTCCGATACGGGTGAAGTCTCTATAATGAACTTGCATCCGAGGGTTCGTTTTATCACCGCTGCGATACAGTTCTACGGCGGAAGAGATAAAGCCAAAGTACCCGCCGCGATACGCCGCGAGCTTAGGCATAGGGATCTGCATACTGCCGCGAGTCAGATAGGACGAGTATGATGTATTGAGTACATTCAGCTCCGCAGTGGTGAAATCAATGCGCTCTTTCCCTTTGATACGGAACATATACATCGGGTCTGGGGAACCATCGTTTACGCCATTTATTTTCCCCCAGCGTACCTCGTCAGTTCCGCTGCGGTTACATGTTACAATCGTGCATCCATTTAGGTAGGAATCGACATACACGGGTATCGCATCACTGACCCAAAGGAAACGCCCCACGTTCTGGACAACCGGGATCGCGTGTTTTCGGGCGAAGGCGTAGCACCGGATAATGGCCTGATCAGCGGCCTCCTGGTCCGTCAGTAACGCCTGGGCTGAAGACTCACTCCCTTGTTCCGAAAGAGTGGCATAGTTCTGATAAGTGGCTTCCGGGATACGCGGCGCGCCGAACATGTCCCAGGAGACGAAATCACACTGGCGGACCCACCGGCGCCCATCAGTACCGACCAGCACTCCACCGCCATCATCTGGCGACGTCGTATCGGAAGCGTCGACTACAAACCGGCCATTGATACGCTCGCCCACAACATCGCGTACAGTGGCGTCGCCAGTGTAATTACGGATATCGTCATAACCCACCGCCGTATCACCAGGGGTAATCCCGCCAGCCTGCCCGCCGCCGCTGTCACTCCCACCCCAGCCGACTTTCGTCCCGTCTTCCTTAACCCCGGCAATCACCAGACCGTTACGCGAATAAATCAGGAATAACCAGCCATCCGGCGCGTTGTTGTCAATCACGCTTCCGTTGAAGTTGAGGCCTGAATCTCCGGTCACCAGTTTCGCGACGGACTCAAATTCAATCACCCCATCATTGCTTCTTACACGAAAGGGGCGAATGCCGTTGCTGGAAACGATGTCAAACAGTGAATCAGGGGATTTCTGCAAAGGATTGATGCGCTGATTAATGGCTTCAATAAGCGCATCAACATACTCCTTTGAGATCATCCTCCTTCCGGTTTCCTGTAGAGTCCCGGCGACGTTCATGACTTCGATAGCGAGCGCGCTATCGTCCGGGCTGCGGTAATACGTGGTGCTCCCCTCAGGAATATTTGCGATATCCGCCTGGGCCGCCTCAAGCGTCATGTACTGCTTACTCAATGGCACAAGGTTCTGACGAATCTGGTCATTCTTCGCCATCATTCCGCGCCAGGTATCCAGATCAACGCCAGCGCGGTCCGGTTCGGTCGGCGCATCACCATTCACCAGCTTATCCAGGCGCTCGGCATTATCGAGCAGCACTGCGGGAGACGTGCTCCCCAGCTCCGGGTTAAAGGCCATGTTTTTTGCTCCAAAAAAGGCGTTCGCCCAAACGAGGGTTTGAACGAAAAGAGTTAATAAGGGGTTTTTATGGGGTATTACGCGACGTCGCCGGGGTATGTGGCGTCGTCGTAGACGTAGAAAATTTCTTTATATTCCGGCGCGGTAATCTGACAGTTGCTGTCACCGGAGGGGGCGACCTCCTGGACTATCCCATGCCGGGCACCTTTTTCACTGTCGCAGAACAGCAAACGCGGTAGATCAATATCAGGGTCGTCCATAATCCAGTCTTCCGGGTGCAGATCGTCGTTGTAAGGTATGGTAAGAGTGAAATCATCTATCCGCTGCGGCGTCAGCATCCGTGACGATGGACGACTGTTCTGAAACTGTATCCAGCACCGGGGATTTGTATAGCTCCAGTCCAGAGGCTCGGTGACATGTAACGTTATTTCCTGAAAGTCGTATGTCATTGCGTCAATCAGGCAACTTTGGGTTTTCCCGGTTCGAATATCATCTGACAAAATGATGTGGTCACCAAAATCATGGCACCATCCCAGCATTGCAGTTGTAGCCGTATACGTCCGGCGTTGATGGAGATATTTCATTAACCGGCGCATCCCGATACGCCAGGCACGATCCGCTGTCATGACGACATCGATGGTGTAAGCCTCCGTTTTCCGGGGGAACGGATTTTCAGGCGTCCGGCACTGTACGGTCTCCTCCGCCCAGGTAACGGGATTGATGTATTTCACATCCACGCCATCAAAATCGTCCTCCGAAGGCACCCTGAATGATGTCTGCATATCCTCGACAGTATCCTGGGGGGTGATGATTCCGGTCCAGCTTTTGACCCCTTCACGCCCGACGGAAAGTAAGCCGTCAGACAGCAGAAAATACCCCATGCCTGCTTCAGCAATCTTGTCGAAAATATCCTTTGCGGACGTGCTGTCACTGCTTGCCTGATGGTCAAAATACTCGCCTCGTGGCGTCCAGTAGTTAGCCTCAAGCATGTTAATTGTGGAAATGTCGATCTGGTCGTCGCGATACCCCAGACTGCGGGCCAGATGCAGGAATGCCCCGCTGATTGTCCTGTCACCACCGCCATCATAGTTTCGCGTGGCGACAACACTCACACGTTTGTCTGACTGCGCCGCCAGTTGGCCGCCGGTTTCAACCGTGATCCCTATTGTTGATATCCCTGCGTAGGAGGTCGGACGGGAAAGCAAACGACCTCTGAGCGCCTGCCAGAACATGCTGTCTCTCGCGTTGTTGCTCCCCTGCTCGTTGCGGCGGCGGCATCGAACCTCCACCAGCCCGGGAGAAGACAGATCAAAACGCTCTGTAAAACCGAGGCCATTAACGTTTTTAAGCGCGTACACCCCCTGCTTACTCGTCCACCCTGATCCGGAACCATAAACGCGGTACTGGATTTCGTACTCAACATGGCGGACCCGCTTATTCCCGTTATTCTGGAAACCACAAATTCCGTTCGGAAATGCAAAGTTGATTTCAAAGGCATCGATAACCTCGTTTTGCGGGCAGGCCAGAAATGGACCCAGCCAGGTTTCATTATCGTTAATACCAGATGCGGAAAAATCCACGACGGTACGGGTGAGGAAACCTGCCCAGGTATTATCAACGACACCATTAACCACCCTCTGTACGGTTGCAGACGCACCGTCAGTCGATGCTATCTGGTATTCGTTGCCACGGTGAGCCAGGGAAATCCGCTGCGTGCCGTCCGGCAGGCCAGAAAATGCGGTACCGGAATCGTATGCCAGCCTGACACTGGCTGAGACCGCCGGGCTTCCACCACTGGATGCTGTACCGGCAGTAAACACAGGGCTGTCGCCAAAAACTGACGCGGGCAGGAATGATGACGTAATGGAACCGCCACGCCACGGGCTGGAGATTTCCACGATACGAATCACGCCGCCGTCATCCTGAGCAATCAATCCTGATCCGGTCAGCCCGCCGTTAATCGCCGCCAGCAAACCGGACATTGTGCCGTAGTCAGCAACCAGGGACAGGGTATAGGTGACGCCCTGCCAGGTCAGAGCAAACGTCTGGCTGGTTGTCGTAAAATCATACGTGGATGGCGACGCACTGGCGCGCAATGCTGCAGTCGATCCCCCCGTTCCCGGAACGGCGTCCTGGTGGGGGGTATACGTGGCAATCTGCAGATCGTAATCGGTACCGCTAAATGTCAGAGTTACAGGCATACCATTATATGGCGCCACTTCTGCCACGGCGTCACCTGTCAGAACGTTAAAACCATCCTCAATCGATACCTGATAATTCACCGGCGCTTTCAGAGTGACAATTGCACCCTCAATCCAGCCAGGAGGCAGTTTGTTCTCATCTTCATCATCATCGTTGTCATCATCGACATCGAGACCTGAAAACGAAACAGATGCACCGCTAACAGTCATGGCATCAGCAACGATATCACTGGCTTCAGGGGCAGTCTGAGCCATATCCAGACCTGACCCGCTTGATGTCCCGCCAACTTCTGTACTGTTGAACCAGATCTCGCTGCGACGGTCCCCCGCCACGTTATCGCCAGGGCCATAGCTGGTATATGAAAAGCCATCGCCTAATGGCAGAGCAGGAGTTTCACCTACCCGAAAATCACCCCCTGTGTATGAAAAACGACCGTATCCGAGACACACAAACATTTCGACCGTCATCCGGGTGGGATCATTGGGGTCAAAGCGAGTGACCGGCTGCACCAGGTAATCCGGATAAATTCTGTTTCTTCCGAAGACCTCGCGAACAGGATCGCCAAGTTTAGCTGTATTCGCTTTTGCCGGGTTCAGGTCCAGTGATGCTGAATTGCCTGACGAAAACCCGCCCAGCTCTGGTTTCGGGGCGAAAAACAGCGCATAGGCCGTAGAGGCAATAGATACGGCAACCGATACCCACACGGCGATTTCCAGGCCGGTTCCATACGGGATCGGGTAAATCCGCACATCGCTGTCTGGCCGCAGCAAACATAGTGGCCATTCCGCAGGTGGAACAGCCCGGCCGTCCAGTTCGACCGCAACAGGATGCTTTCTGTCCTGCGAGTAGCTCGGGACATTCCTGACCATCCACTCATGCAGGGTCATCGCGCCATGTTCGTGCGTCTCAAGGGGTTCACCCGGCAGCCGGGAGGGATAAAACTTTATCGTCATTGCCAGAACTCCACGCGGTTAAACCTTCGTATGAATCGCGCCAGTGGCAGAAACGTAACCCCCGAGCCTGGATTACATTCCGCGACCTGCAGTTGGTTATCGAGCATGACAACGATCCCGACATGGGTAACCGTTGAGCCGGAATAGCAGGCCACGCCAGCACCTTCGCAAGGCTCGCAGCGTTGCAGGGAAAGCATCAACCTTCTCGCCTCCCGGTCGAGGCCTCCCCCGTCTTTGGTCACTCCGGCGAAATCGGGCCAGAGAGGTAATTTCAGATCGCGCCGGATTTCATTCACAATGCCAAAACAGTCGAGTTGCGGGTATACGCGACCGCCTTTCAGCCAGCTGACTGAACGGTATTTATCAGCGTTAAACATGTTTGCCTCAGATTAGTAACGTAAGCCAGGATGCTCTGCGAGGTTGTAACGTTTACGGGGCCAGGCTGTTTTAAGGATATTCATATAGCCCGCCGTGACCTGCACTGCTGTCGGGGTCCATGAGCCGGATTTAATATCGAGCGTATACGGTGATGATGCCGGGGCAGACAGATCGGATGAAATGTACCGCCGGAATGTCAGCGTGGCTGATTTCATTTCATCCAGAACTTTATCGATGGCTCCAGAAACGACACCGTCAATATTACTCAGGGCGAATTTCAGATCCTGCGTTCCGTCCGCATTTCGCGCTGGCAGTGCAATTTCTATCGCGCAGGCTTCAAACGTCGCCGGCTGACCATTTTCCAACGTTACGGAAACGTCATCCCAGCCGCTGGTTAACCAGTAGTTATCATCGCCAGCCGATATCTGCAACGTATCGTGAATAACCTCCGATCCGCTGCTGGCATATAGTCGCTCAAGAATTGTCATGCTTCGGCCACTCTCTGTTTAGCGCAATATCCAGTAACGACTGGCCCGCCAGCCATTCCGGGTAATTTCCCCAGCCTGAAGGCGGTAATGGGCGCTCCCATAATTCCAGCGTTGCGCTGTACTGCCAGTATTTTGGCGCGACCAGCGTCGGCCCTTCGTAAATATCCACGAACCTGGCTTTATAGGGCTTTACCCCGATTGGAGTCTGGAGTTTCAGATAGAACCAGGACTGGCCATCTTTAAGCGCATCCCTGAAAAAAGCCTCAAATACCTGCGCCAGCGTATCAGTCTTAAAAATCCATTTAACTGATGCCTGGGTCGGTGTTGAAGTGTATCGCCTTCGCTGCTGAGCGCGACCGGACGTCATTTCCGTTCGCAGTATCGGTGATATGGGCTTAAAACCGTACCCGTCCATCAGCGGCATAGGCAGGTACTCATCCGGATAGATAATATCCGCCATTAACTTTCCCTCCGGGCTGGTTTATCGTGGTTTTTTTGGCTGTAGGTTGGAGTAAATAGCCCGGCCGAATTTCTTCTGTGGGTTATTTACCTCGGCGGTTAAGGTGTTAACTATCCGCTGTTCAAGAGCATCATTTCTTCGCTCTACAGCCTGCATCGTTATGTCATCGGGTTTGCCGGTGAACGTGCTTCGTGCGTCCACGCTGACAGCTATCCGTGGCTGTGCCTGAATCTGGCTTGCTGCGCTCTGTACCGCAGGGGACTCACGACCTACAGCACGAACCCCCAGCGAACCATCAGCGCCACGGGTCAGGGGCATAATCGCTTCCGGGCCCGCTTCACCGAACACGCCCGCTCCTTTCGCAAAGGCAAAATACTGCGGAGTGCTGTATACGCCATTGCTGTAAGCCGATAACGAGGGTGAATTGTAGACACCACCCAGAGCATTAAACGAAAAATTAGCGCCAGCGCTCTGAATGGCCGTCCCGGTGCTGCCACCTCCCCCACCTCCACCAAGAAGGCTCCCGAACATACCACCAGCGCCACCGCCGAACGATGCCATAATCGCTTTGGTGATTAACGCCTGTGTTGCCATCTGGATCAGCGTCTTAATCACCGTTTCACCCAGAGAGCTGAAGATATTCGACATCCCCTCTTTGAACGAAGTCGCACCAGTCAGGACACTGGTCAGGTTGTTGGAGATAGAGTTAGTGGTAGCATCCAGAATTTCGCTGGTTGCAGTGGCAGCCATTGAACTGAGGTCAGCAGCCTGATCGGCGTAGTTCATCAGTGAATCGCTGATCCCCGCCCGCCAGTCTGACTGCTGCTCATCGGTTTTCTTGTAGTAGTCCTCCTGAATCTGGAGCCGTTCAGTAAGCGCCGCCTGTAGCGCTTCCGTTTGCTGTTTGTACAGGTCCTCAGAAATCTGACCTTTGCTGAAATCCCGCTGCAGGTCCCGCTGCTGTTTGAGAAAATCAGTACGAATATCCGCCATTTCCTTCATGCGGTCGCGGGCCTTATCCCCCATCCCGGCACCAAGAAAATCAATATTCCCCCGGTCACGCGCAGCGGCATTACTGTCAGTCAGCCCCTCACGGAACGTTTGCAACTGTTCAGCAATGTTTTTCTGATCGATTAGTGCAGCATTTTGCAGGATCATTTCTTTTTTGGCTTGCTCAAGAGAGGCTAACTCCCCCTGCGTCACCTGATATTTCATTTTAGCCAGTTCGGTATTCTGGCTTCCCAGGGCTATTTGTTCCTGCTGCTGTTTAATAAGGCGCTTGTAAACGTCCTCTGTCTTTTCAGCCGCTTTAACCTCTTCGCTTTTTGGCGCTTTCCGGGTGGGCTTATTGGATTCATCGTTTTGCCATTTCGCCAACCCCTGATTAATAAACAGATCGCGGTTAGTTTTAAACTGAGGTTCATCCTTGAGCCCTAATTCGTCAGCAGCATAACCTAACCGGGCTCTCTCTCTTGCCTCTCCTTTAAGCTTCGATAATTCAAGGTCCTGCCGACTTTTTTCCAGTGCATTGGCTTGCTGTGATGTTAAATCAGCCTGAGGCATTCGCATTGGAACGTTAACTAATCCTTGCCTTTCCATTAAAAGCTGATTTCCCAATCCAAGCAAACGGTTAACTTCTGAATACTTACCAGTCATCAATATTAGACTCTGGTATTCAGCATTTTGCCGCCATGCTCTTTCTTTTATAAGATCGTTTCTTCTTCTTTCATTCTCCTCAAGTGCCTTTAATATATCACTGGATTTTTCTCGCATCTGACGAAGCTTGTCTTCTTCTACGACAACTTGCTCGGTCAAAATTGCAATAGCCTTTGTAATATTTAAATCATTTTCTTGAGTAATACCTGGCTTGCTTCTACTTTCATTTAAATCATTTATTTGTCTGTTAAGGCTTTTTACGCTCCGCTCTTGTTCTTCGATTAAGCGCTTTTGCTCCTGCATCGCCTCAACCGTTAATTTACGATTACTATCTACCTCAGGTAGAGTCATTGAAGAGGTTTTTTCTCTGATTTGATCTATTTGGCTGGCATATTCCTGAGCTGACTTCCTTGCTTGTTCCTGGCTTTGATACATAGCGTACCATGCGCCAGCACCCAGCATAACTAACCCGGGTATACCACCGACCAGCCCAAGAGCCCCGCTCATCAACCGGGTGCCGACAGAAGTAACGCTGTTAAGATTATTTTGAGCAGAAACCCTACCAGAAATATTACGGCTAAGCGCCGCTTGCGCTGCGGCAAGCTTTCTTTCAGCAATAGCCTGTGCATCGGCATTTTTTGCAGCTACAAGCCCCGCCTGAGCCCGCTCCAGAGCTGTTCGTGCTCGTACTTTTTCTGTAGCTGTTCCGGTGGAGAGAGCTGTTGTCAATCGACCTTGCGCAGCAGTAACCTTGGCTTCTGCGGCCGCAACCCTCTCCTGTTGTGCCGCCTGAACATCTGCACTTTTAGCACTCTGAAGAGCTTGCTGGGCACGATAAACAGCGGCGCGGGAAGCGGCAACAGAAGATTGCGCTGCTTTTTCTTGAGCGACTGCAAGGGCTACCTCAGATTTTGCCGCTGAAATAAGTGCGCCAGTAGCACTGCTTGCGCTGGTAACAATCCCACCAAGATATCGGGCTAATCCGATCCCAACCAAACCACCAGCAGCGGTGGTAATTAGTGACATATTATCTGCTACGTCACTGAGGGCCCCGCTGACAGCGGAAGATGTAAGAGAATCCAGCGTACCTGCCAGCCCATCAAGGCCGCCAGAAAGTGCATCTGTCGCGCCAGTTGCCTGGTTCACCCCACCAACCCATGCCATAAAAGAGTTAGTGACTTTTTGCATTGATCCAGAAACTGTTGGTGGCAACGAGGAAAACTCCCCCTGTAATACACCTAATTGACTGATCAAAGCTGGTACGACTTTATCAATGGTAAGTTGCCCCTGATCAGCCATTGCTTTAAGGTCTTTTCGGGCAACGCCCATACCAGCAGCCAGGGCGCGGATGACACGATCACCAGATTCGTTAACCGCGTTAAACTCTTCGCCACGCAAAACACCTTGAGCAAGGGCCTGACTGAACTGGGTAATAACAGAACCGGCTTCTTCTGTGCTTGCACCAGATAGTTTAAGTCCTGTTGATACCGCTTCGGTGATTTTGAGCACTTCATCTGAGCTGTAGCCAAATTCACGCATTGATGCTGCCGCGCGTGAAAATAAATTAGCGTTATCAGTAAAAGCAGTGCCCGTACTCTGGCTAATCGCCATTAATCGGGTCTGAGATAAAGTAAAATCATTCGTAGACACTGAGGCTTGTTTAAGCCGTGCATTCACTGAGTTCCATTGATCAGCAATCTGAACCAGTTTTCCTGTAGCAAATGCTGCAGCCGCAGCCGTAGCTGCTCGACCAGCAGAAGCAAATCCATCGGTTAACTCGGAAAGAGCCTTTTGACTTTCCTTCGCAGCAGCAGCAGCCTGACGCCCACCATTCTGCATGGTTTTATAATAGTCTTGCCCCATGCGTGATGCGCGGGCGATCTCAGTCTGGAATGATTGAGAGTTTGCTGAAACCTTAATGATAAGCTCGCGTAAGGTTGCCATTTATATCCTCGCAGATATAAAAAAACCGCCTAAGCGGTTTTCTTTAATTAGCAAGAATGTATCATCTACAAATCTCGCCCCATAGTTTCGAAAATTCAGATCCGCCATCATCAATAATTGTCATGCCATTTTTACTTACATACCTTTTAAACCCGGCGTATGCACCAAAGCTGTTTTTAGCATTTACCTGACCGCACACATACCCTTCACGACCAACACTCTGATTTTTGAAGGTTGCGGATTCAGGATCTTTTAATGCAGACTTAACACCAGAGTTGCTTGCTGATATAACATTCATATTGTTGTATCTTTTCTGCCTATCGCTCTCGCTAATTCTCACTAACTCCTCATGATTCTCATACCTCTCCCCCCATAAAGGAACCATTGAGTTAACAAAAAACAAAACAAAGACAGAGCCGAATATTATCAAAAGAGAAGCAATCTCTCCGCCAATTTTATCTATACATTTTAAAGGAATAGCCAAAACAGCAATAAGAAATACGATTGATATTGGTTGCCTTAACGCAATAATAAATGCTATAGCAAAAACAACTAAAGATAAAACACCCAATATTTTTTTCATTTTTTTATCCCAATAGGTAGAAAAGTACTCAAATCCTACCATTGGTTAAGAAAGACTTCAGCTATCGTTGTTTAACTCAAGCTGAAGCCGCGAGCAAAGCGGCTTCTAAGCCTGCAAAGGGATCGCCGCTGTCGCTTGCCTCGTCCTCTTCTGCGCTCCACTGAATCTGTGCGTCTTCAATGGTAACTTTACCGCCCTGCGCACCGTACATCGCTGAAACCAACTGAGCATTGAGAATATCGCCACGGATATCACTGATCGGGCTGATACGGTCGTATTCAGCCCACATCCTGAATTCGCCGACCGTCATGGTTTGTCGCAGTTCGCCCAGCGTGCGGCCCATCCGGAGCGCCAGCGCCATCAGGAACTGCATGCCAGGCATTTTTACTTTGCTTTGGCATCATCCGCATCACGAATGAGATCAAGCGCCTGTTTCAACAACCGGGAATGGACAGGGCCATAAATTGCTTCAACCTGTTCGGTATCATTGACGGTGAAAACGTACTGCAAGTCGGTATCCAGCAGAATATCAATGAAGAGTGTGACATCTGCCCGCATCGTGCGGAACGCACGTTCTGAAGGGGTCAGTTCTGGCAGTTCTGGCACCTCTGGCGCTTCCTGCCCTTCCGGTGGTTTTGGTTGTTCCGGACTGGCAATCCCCTGCCAGCGAATCCAGGCTTCAGCCGATGGTTCACGAATGATAACTTTGGCGTTTTCCCACTCTGGAACGGTGACTTCTTTTTTACGGAATCCCGCCATTGGGGCCAGTGCCAGCGCTTTAAGATTCTGTTTTGACATTAAGTTTATCGCCGGTTTCCCGGCGCTCCATTAACTGATGGTGACGGTGCAGTCAGATGAGGTGATAACGTTCGCCGGAGTGGCAGAGTCAGTGACTACACAGGAGTAAACACCGGCATCACCAGAAACTGCACTGGCCTTATTAAACGTTGCGCTGGTCTGCCCGCTAACAGTTGAGGAACCTTTTTTCCAGACGTAGGTATAAGGTTTCGTGCCGCCCTGAACCACCACCCCCATTGTCAGGGCGCTTCCGACCGCTACCGTCTGCGATGCAGGAAGGTCTGCGGTAAAAGACAGAATGCCAGAGGCGTCAATGTTGGTTGGTTTGCCTTTCAGACGCAGAGAGAACGTTGCAGCAACAACACCGTTGGTCTGTGAATCCCAGGTATGTTGACGAACTTCGGCGCGGAACAGGAAGCCATTCCCGGAAGGGAACACAACCTTAAAGCCGTATACGCCGTCATTATCGTAAGCAGTACGCAGCGTATCCTGCGCCGGGTTGCGGTAGAAGTTACCGGAGAGAGACATCTCAGACGGTGCAGGGAGTCCGTTGATATTCTCCGTTTCTTCGGAGCATAGCGTTGTCACGTCAATATCGTTTTTCTGACCAGCGGTAAAGCTGGCCTGTTTAATGGTACAACTCAGGTTGAGCCAGGTCGCCGATGCCAGTTCTTCCGCAGTGACCGGCACTGATGTAATCATTACTACCGTTTTTTGGGCGCGTTCAAATAGTGCTGACATTGCAGCCTCCATAAATGAAAAAACCGCCAGCGGCGGTCAGATTGGATTGGTTCCAGTCAGGCAATGACCGTTATTTCGAGCGTTGCCCGATGCAAGTGGGTTGTAGTGTCGTAGCCGGGGATTTTGGTTACTTCGGTAGGTGAAAGCACTTCAAGCCGGGAAAGGGCCTCAATCCGCAACGCCCTGGCCTCATCGTTAGTTTCTGCCCACACGTCTACCTGAATGTGCAGCGTCGATTCGGCCTGCCCACAGAACACATCCCCTGCAACATCAGTCGGTATCGAGAAAATGATGTAAGGAGCGGCCACTGCGGGTAAATCGTCGCTGCCAAGCGGCACCACATACGGATAAACCCGCCCGTCTGCCAGCGGCGACAGCAGGTCATAGAGATCATCCTCTGTCATTTCGCCAGCACCTCATCGATCGCCTTGTTCATTCGGTTCATTGCTGCCTGTGCGGCTTCTTCCTGCCGGGTATCAAACGCAGGACGCACAAAGGGATGTGCCGGGGCCGTAGATGTTCCCAGCTCCACGAAGCGCCAGTAGAAAGCATTCCGCTTGTTGCTGGCCTTCATGGTGTTGTCGCTGTTCCCCGTTCGCGGGTTTACGCCACGAATATGCACCCCCGACGAGATTTCTCCACGGCGACGGCTTTTCTGGGTGACGACAACAACGTTTTTCTTCAGTTTTCCGCTTTGCTCAGGAGCCCGATCAATCACTTCCTGCCGGAGGACTTCAGCCCCGGCGCGGGTCGAATCCCGGAGGACTTTGTTGTTTTCGGCTTTGCTGAGGGTTTGCAGGTCTCGGGCGATATCCTGCAAACCGGAAAAATCCAGATTCACATCAATCATTTTTCGGTCCCCTGTTTGCAGAGAATTTCCAGCCGGGTACCTTTGATATCCGGAACCGGAGGCCCGGTAACGTTCAGGATTGCGCCCTTGAATGGACCTGTCAGCACCTTCAACCTTGACCTGGCGGTGATCTCATGATGGTAGCGGGTCCATACACGAATTGTTGCATCGGCCTGTTCTGCACCAGCAGACAGCAGTTCCCGCCCACCGATGCCTTTCACCTCTGCTGAAATGGTTTTTCCCTCCAGCCACTGTTCAACCGGCTGGCCAGAAGAAGTTCGAGTGGTAGAAAAGTTCATAATTACTATGCGGTGCACAAAACGACCTGGCTCCATTATGCCCCCTCGTCTTCATCAGTTTCGCCTCTCCAGTTCCTTACCTGAAATAACAGATCATGGGCCCTCTGGTTGGCATAAAGCTGAGTCTCTGTCTGCGCTCCGCGATGTTCAAAGGCATCACAGAAAAATAAAAGCATGGCGCTGACAACCTGCGAAGGGAGGTCGTCGGGCTGTTTCCAGCGTGGTTCGTCGCAATATGTCAGGCAGTAATCCAGCGCCCCCTGAGCGTAACGGGCAATAAGCGCATCGCGGTCATCTGAGTCAAACTCAATGTGCTGGCGCAATTCTTCAATTGAAACCACATCCAGAGCATTAATCGTCATGCGTTAAAGGGCGGTTTCCCGCCCTCCTCCATTAACCACCAGCAGGTTCTGTCGCAAAAGTACCTTTGATAAGCGCAGACGGGCGATAATGCGCCAGCGCAAGACGCTCTTCGCACAGAATGGTGAGCATGTTTTTCACGAAGTTGTCGCGGTCTTCACGGCTCACCTCAATGGTGGCATCCATTCGATCCCAGACCTGAGAGGCCATATCAAAACCACCGACGGTAAAGGTCCCCTGAGTCTGAGCGCGGGTAGGAACGACCGGAAGCCCCCACATGATGTTGCTGGTAAACGCCTGAGGTCCGCCAAAGAGATATCGCCCTTCATTATCTTTCAATAAGGCGATATTGTGCCAGTCACGGGGGTTGAGGATGATGCCAGAGGCGCTGAATTCGGATTCAGTTACCTGGAAAATGGCGTGAGCGATGATGTCAGCACGCGTATCACCTGTAACGTTCAGAGCCGTATCATACGCCGTTGCAACATGGTTGATACCCTCCAGGTCATCACCGCTGCCATCACCGTTTAACAACTGGCGCTCTTCTTCCAGAGCCAGACCATACAGCAAGCGGTTGTTAACATAAGATTCAAGCATTGGCGCATCATCCATCACCTGACGGGAAGCCTGAATCCAGTGAGCAATGGTTTTAACGTTGGCAGTCTGCTTGGTGAATGTGATGTCGGATTCTGGCTTGAGCGCTTTTTCCGCCACGCTTGCAGCATTGTTGGTAAAAACGTTTTCACGGACATATTCCAGTGAGTTACTGGAGATACGCCCCTGAGCCAGCAGATCACGGATAGTCAGACGACGTAAGCCAGGCATAATGATGCCAGGAACCTGCATCGGCTGAATGAGAGACCCGGCAGATGCAGCACCACTTCCCAGTGATTTATTAAAGGTACTCGCATCAAAGTTACCTTTACTGCCATTCCAGGACTTAACCAGCTCTTCTGCTGCACGTTCTGAGAAGGATTTCTTTTCACCAGGATTATCAGGCCCGGAAGAAAGCCGCTGTTCGAGATCAAAGAGACGTTGACCAGTTTTGGTCATCTCCTCATTAACCTTCGCCATATCATCCTGCAACTGTTTGGAGATCGTGCCATTCTGCTCGATCTGTTTTTTCTGTTCGTCGAAAAGCCCCTGCAGCTTACTTTGTGATTCTTCCAGGGCTTTCTGAATTTGAGCGAGTTCGGACATATTAATTTCCTAATGTCTGATGAAAATTAGAGATGCTCTTAAGCAGAGCGCTGATATCTTTGTTTTCGTCGCTTTCGGACTCGCTCCGAACCGCTGACTTAAACCGGGCGATAAGCCCTACTGCCTGTGACTTGCTGAGACCGACTGAATCCCTCAGCCAGGCTTCAACATCACGAATGGTTTCAATACCGTCGATACTTTTCATGGAATCCACACCCGCCAGCTCATTTGCCGGAAATGTGCAGACGCTGATTTCTTTTAGCCATGAAATGTTTTTGAAGATGCGACCACCATTAGCCGGCGAAATGCTGTAGTCGTCTTTTGTTACCGCAAAACCAACCGACATTCCCTCGACCGTACCGTGAAGCATGGCTGCCTTAAGGTCACTGGCCGCGCTATTTCCGGGGGTCAGCTGTCCACGAACATAAAGACCTTTACTGTCTTCTTCGAGGGCATCCCATTTACCAACCGGAATTTCCCATTGCCGGTGATTAAAAAACATCGCAACTTTGCGCGTCTGTTTTTCAAGCGTGTTTTTGTAGGCTCCTGGAAGAATGATATCGCCGTCTGAATCTGTATTACCGAATACAGAGGCATATCCCTCAAAAATTCCCTGCTTACCATCTCCGGCGAATTTAATTTCTGTTTCATCGAAAGAAAGCGTTTTGATGATGTCAGGCATCATGGCCCCCATAAAAATTAAGCCCCGTCATTGCGGGGCTGTGTGTTATTACCTAGATCTGTAATGGGCACATATTGCGCCTGACGCATGGCGACATCACCGCCAGGTACCGGAGGGTAGTTATCCAGTCTCCGCATTTCGTTTATTGTCCGTAATCCTGCCTCGCCCATAGCTTTCATGAAGGCCGCACGTGATGCAGAATCACCTCTTAACAATCCGTCCAGGTTGTGCTCTGCGTGATATACGCCGACTTGATCCGGTTTCAATAACCAGCGTTGGATTCCGTTTTCCCAACGGGATATGTATGGCTGCAGTGTGTACTGAAGGAATCCCAGATTCTGTTGCTCAATCCCGGTCCCCCAACTGGTACTTTTCTCTACATCGCCTACCAGATGGGGAGGAACGCCAAAGAATCGCGCAAGTTCGCTAACCTGAAATTTACGGGACGCCATTGTCTCTGCATCCTGAGGGCTGACGCCGATATCATGAGCCTGAAAATTCGCCTCAAGTATCCAGAGGCGTTTCTTCACCGGACCACCAGCGATTTCTTTAAAATTCTCCTCCAACTGAGCACGTTGCTCTTTTGTCAGAACCCTATCCCCAGTGGTTAATATTTTGGGAGACTTTGCGCCATTAGCATAAAACTCTCGCTGCTGATCCTCCATCGCCACGGCAACCCCGGCTGATTTGCAGGCGTGAGCTATTGGAGACAAGCCTACCAGGCCACTAAATCCAAAGCCTTTAAGGTGAAAAATGTCCTTTTGATTGAAATTCGCATATTCAGCATCACGCCGATAGCGATAGATAATCTTCTTTCCTTCGAGCCTGACATCCATATTTGCCGACATCAGGGGAAGCAGGCTTATGACATCTCCCACAGAATTACGCTCTATCAAGGCGTAGGCATTTCCATAAAAACAAAGCTGCATTGTCATGGCCTCGCGAAACTCCTGCGCGGTCATGTACTGATTTGGAGAGTACCGGAGCAGACGTGCAAGCGGTGTCTTCAGGCCAACTTTCTTCCGGTTATCATTCTTATCGGTTTCGAAAACATCCAATGGCAAACAGGCGGTCAGGGTGGAAATAAGGGAGACGCAGCGCCAGACAGTCGATATCTGCAGAATGCGCTCATCGGTTATCTGGGAGTCGCCCAGCACGCCGCTGGCAGATACAGGGCCAGTTTGCGACCCCTGCTCTGGCGTTACCAGCCGACCACCAACGAACCAAGATGCTACTCTGGCCCACAAGCCATTATTGGTTCGTAGATCAATGCTGTATTTTGTATCGTCCATCACATGCTCAACGGTTGTGAGAAGAAGTCGTCAATATCACCATCATCAGTGACATCACCTTCGGAAGCGCCTATTGCCATTGCAGAAGCCACCACACCATCAATTCGGCCCGTGCTCTTTTTCTTGGCAAATATGCGGTTTTCCTTCTGGTCTGCTTCGGTAACAGCGGAAGCTGCATTCCATCGAAGGCAGGGATTGGTTTTAATAATGATTTCGCCGTCATCCAGGCGTTGCTCGAATAACTCAATAGAATGAGGCATCCACAACCCGGATTCCTGCGCTTTATAGTAGCCCTGGCCGTGAGGTATCAGAGGGACAGATACGTTAGCCTCCTCCAGCTCCGGCTCAAGATACTTAATACGGTACTGGTCGAAAGCGATCGCTTTGATATAGAACATCTGGGAAAGGTCTGATATTCGCTCAGCAACGAAACCATATTTCACCGCTTTACCTGGCGTGGTGTGAATAAATCCGTCACGCTCCCAGGCACCATAAGGTACCCGGTCCGTTTTTGCCCTTTCCAGCAGAGTATCTTTCGGCGTCCAGAACTCTACGAGCAGGCGGCGCTTTTTCGGGAAAAACAGCGCCAGCGCCGTAAGGTCGCGTGAGCCTGAAAGGTCAAGACCTCCATAGCATTCTTCGCCCTGTAACTCCTGCAGGTCAAAGTCCTCTTCACACCCCATCCAAACATCGCTGCTCATCCAGGGGTTATCGGCATCCACCCACTGACAGAAGTTTAACCGTCGAACAATACTTTCCTTCGACGGCATCCCCCGAGCCTGAGTAACCTGCTCGCGGAGGTAACGATCGGTAAAAGTGTGACCAAGGGAGGGGTTTGCTTTTTTCCAGCAGGACTCATCCTTGAAGGGGTCTTCTCCTTCGTCCAGGGAGCAAATGAAAGAAAAGAAACTATCATCCTCAATCGAGCCTTCGGCAACTTTCCGCCCATACTCGTGATAGTCGAAGCAGACACTGGTTTTGTCGTGGCCGCTGTTAGTGATCATGAAAATCAACGCCTGGCGACGACCTTTCGTCCCGGCGCGCATCATTTCCACAACCTGGTTGTTTTTGTGCTCGTGAATTTCGTCAATCAGCGCACAGTGTGGGCGTGGCCCTGACTGCCCATCATCCGAACTAATAGGCCGGAAAAATGAGCCGGTCTGAAGAAATGCAAGGTTCCACTCTTTCCCCGCGCCGCCTGATTTATTTATTCGCTGTGCTAACGCAGGGGACTGATCCACCATCGCGACAGCATCACGAAAAAGGATCATGGCCTGGTCTTTTTTCGTCGCCGCTGCGTAGACTTCTGCGCGAGGTTCTTTGTCGGCAACCAGACAGTAAAGAGCAATACCCGCTGCAAGTGGAGATTTGCCAGAGCCTTTACCTGACTCGACGTAAGCCATGCGGTACCGGCGATAATCATCTGAGTTTTTCCAGCCGAATATCGAACCTACAATAAAGCACTGCCACGGCAGCAGGTTGAAGGGTTTACCTTCATGCTCACCGCCGTTGAGCTTCAGTACTTTGGCGAAAAAGTCGATAGCACGCTGCGCCGCTGCAACATCCCATACCAACCCGCGAGCATGGCAGGATTCCAAATCTTTGAGATGTCGTTTACAGGAGTTTCTGATATCAGGCCCGGCGATTTCTTTGCCGGAGTCTACATCCCGCGCATATTGCGTGGCGGGATCAACCGAAGAACTGGTTGAGCGGGTCTTCTTCTTTTTCTCCACCATCTACTTTCACCTTCGTCCTGGCTGCAGGTGTAAGACCGAATTCAACCAGATAACTTTTGAAACGGCGATCTGCGTCGGCCAGCATGGCTACAGCCGGATTTGCCTTAATCAAAAAGCCGCCATCGGTCTGCACCGTATATGTTCGGCCCTCATCGGCGATAGTGAGGCGCAGCTGCAAAATGTCGGCATAAATATCGCAAAGACGCTCCAGCGCCAGCGTATCTGCAACGGTCAGAATCCCCATTCCGTCGAGTAGCATGGTGAGTTTTCCCCAGGCTACTTTTCCCCAGTCGGTGAGATGCGCCGGAGGGCTGGGTATTTCTCGCGCTGGCGTGGGTTCTTTATCGTTGAGTTTTCGTTTTCCCGGATTACCGGTTACCACTTTGAGATGGGTCGGTTTCGGGCGTCTTCCTGCCATCGGAACCTCCCAGAAAAAAACTTTTCATTTCGCGGTTGTGCACAAAAAGGATGGGCGGCGGTCATTTCGGGTCAGACTTCTGAACTTTTGACCCGCCCCTCCCCTATGGAATTGACGTCATCTGAACCAGTGAGAATTTGGATCAAGCGGAATACCGTTTTCATCGCAGCCGATAACGGTGCCGCGCTTCTCCATTCGCTGCTTCGTTGAGTCATGGTGCTGCTTACACAGCCCTTGCCAGTTCTTCCGGCTCCAGAAAAGCTTTTGCGCTTTCGCTATTGCCTGGCTGTCACCAGAGCGCAGAGCCTCTTTCAGTTTGTGCGGTATGATGTGGTCAACTACAGTGGCCGCTGTCACCCTGCCTTGCTCCTGGCACATGACGCATAAAGGGTGCGCACGAAGGAATATAAGGCGCTCACGGTCCCATTTGCTGCCGTATATGCGCGGTTCTTTGTTCATGTTATCGCCCCTTGAGCATTATCACAGGCACTCAGTGAATGCCTGCTGTAATGCCAGTATCTATGCCCTACTCATCAAACAGCGCCAAAGCCTCATTCGCTTCCTGTACTGCTTTCATCGTCTTTGCCACCACTTCCGTCTCTGATGTGACACGGCTGTATTGCTGAATAAACAGCTGATACTTAAGCGGATCATCCTGAACAAATTCTACGGCGACTTTTGCTGCTGCTGTGTCGTAGTTCAGGGTTGAAAGCAGGTTGAGACGAATCTGCTGGGCGTCGGTGATTTCGACCATGTCGTACCTCTGTGCGATGTGGGGAGCATTATCGAAGCCCTTCGCTGAAGAGCTTCTGTAATGCCTACTGTCGTTCCAGGTGTTCGTAACGTGAAATGGTCTTGCCGTTTGCGTTCATCACGTAGGCCACTTCTCCCTGCTTCAGGAATACGTTCTGGTCCATTCCCGATACGGCAATACTCTGCTGGTTGGGGTTGAAGCCAACGCTCAGTCCACAATGAATTTCTTCACCGCCACCAGGCGACATCACTTTTACTGTTAACATGCTTCTTCTCCTGCTTCTGGTAATAAAAAAGGCCGCCACTGGCGACCTTGGTTTGATTCATGCTAGTTGTCAGGACGTATGACACGCATAACAGCAGTAATAACAGCCATTTGATTGCGAGTAGGTTTTCTTGGCTTCTCTCACTGCCGGAGAGCAAGTTTCAAAAATCCCCAGATACAGCCTGTTTTTCTCTTCTGGCAACCGAGTGCATGAACTCACATGTACTTCGTGATCGCCATTAAACTGCGCATTTTTATTAACGTAATAATACTGTCCCATTGTTATGTCCCAGAGTGATACTGCCGATTGCAGCATCTTCAATCTACGCCCTGGTACTTAAGCAATTAAGACGAATCTCATTTAACTTTGATTGATATCACTTACCTTTCTGGCGGTGGACTTTATGCATATGATCTGCAACTTACTTTTAAGTATAAAGCGCACCAGCAGTCCCTATTATTGCTGCAAGCAGAAAGAAGGCGACCGCAGTTCTACGCATTAACACGCCATAAAATGAAAGAGCCAACCCTACGAAAGCAACAATCAATACTGGCCACATATCCAGTAAGAGGAAAAGATATCCCTCGAAAGCGCTGTCAATCAGCACGTCCACATTACGCATTCCTTTTAATAGATAATTTCCGCTGAAAATCTTATCACGAAGCGTTAGCAGACGAACTGCTAATTTGCAAGCATTAGCTTACTGATTATTGGTGGGTTTCTTCTCGCAGTTAGCCAGCACGGAGTTGTTGTGCGCCAGAATGTCGCGCTTCGTCTGACGGTCGAGAACTTCAATATCGTGGTCGGTCAGGTAGATGACCCTCACCCAGTTGCAGGCCGTATCAACGACTACCGGGGCGGGTAAACTTTTCGCGCAGCTCCCGATCAACATCGTCATCGCCCATACGCTTAACGTCTTCCTGTACATCACTGGCCCCTTTCGTAACTTCCGCCTTACGTTCTGCCGCGGCAATGCTGGCCGCAGCGTTCTCTTCGATACGCTGCTGCTCTGCTTTGGCTTCTGCCTTGCTGGTTCCGCGTGAATGGCCTAACCCAAATGCGCCAGCGATAACGGCCAGTAACGCAGTTGCCAGACCAATAATCATTTCAATGCCCATAGCGACCTCACATCAGTACTGATTTAGCCTGGTTAAACAGCGCTCGGCGTTTATCCAGACCGTTGCGGCCACCGTTAATAAGCAGGGTTACGCGCTCAACATCACCGGAATGAAGAAGGCAACCGTGGGAAACATAAAACCATGCGGCTGAACGAGCGGCATAATCATCTCGCTCCAGCAGCTCAGGCTGGGTAACAAGGTCAAGCTTCAGCGCCTGTCCGCAGCTGCGATAGTTGCTCAAGCCCGTAACTTGTTTCAGTCCGCGACCGCGATATTTCCAGCCATCACCGGCAACCTGATTACCGAGATTCTTTTTTCCCCACTCGCCCCCATACACCAGATTCGCGATTGCTCGCTGATTAGCTGGTTGTGTTGCCGTTCTGCCGAGTGCGGCGGCCTGCTGGGCGGTGATACGGTGTTTACCGAACGTAGGCACAAGGCTATCTGCTGCATAGTTCAGATTTTCCACCAGCCGGGTAAAGCCTCCTGACTCGTGCCCCATCTGGGCAATGAACATCGCCTGGTCGAGTGGAGCAGTGATGCCGAATTCTTTCATCGCAGCATCAATATGCGGAAACCAGCGCGCAGCTAACCCGGCGCTGATACCAGCCGCCTTCTGGAATTGTGATTTATTCATCAGTGCCTCAGTGCATCAACCAGTCGCGCCACATTCCCCCTGAACCAGAGAACCGCGCCGCAGATAAGAATGTTAGCCAGCACCACCAGCCAGTGGGATGACTCGTACAGGCCAAACAGGAAACGGAAAGGGATGCTGGCGTAAACCAGCACAGTGAAGTAAGCCATCAGCGATATCATGGGGCGGTGTCTTGACCCGTCGCGCCGGTAGAACATCAACGCAACAACAATTACAGCGCATATCACCGCATTGATGATTGCGCTCGGATCACTTGTTACCATTGCTTGTCCCTCCTCCACGTAAGCGAGAGAGAATCCCAAACAGGCTACCCAGGTCCTGACTGTTTACGAACGTCAGCAACTTAATGGCTATGGCTGCCACGATTACCGCTCCGAGTGCATCAAGCGGCCTGTCGTTGTAACCAGTCCACTTTGAGAAGTACGACCCCAGCAGAGGAGCACCAATCACACCGAATATGAATGAAGTGATAAAATAGCCCACCAGCTTTATGCGGCTAATATTCACCGCCGTTGCGACATAGAACACCGCACCAGCAAACGCACCAAATACCACGCCGTAATCAATACCAGTTGCAAGGCCGAATAGGCTGGCGCCGAACAGTCCACCAGCTGCTATCGTTGTGGCAGAAACAGGATCGGACATTTAGCCCCCTCTATTGCTGTGGATCCTCTCAGAACGAGGGGAAAATAGGATGGCCGCCAGGTGACAGCCACCAAAAATCACTGTAAAAATATCAGGGTTCACCACCCTCTCAGACGGATTTATTCTTCTTGTTCAGTCTCGTCCGCGTACGAAGCCAAGGATGTATCCAAGACCAAAACAAGAAAAACCGAATCCCACCACGGGTAATACTGAATAAACAAAATCAGGCATAGGGAAATCTCATGGAAATTATTTCAGTAATCGGAGTGATACTGACACTGCTAGGGCTCTTTATTCCGTCACTAATCAGTAACCATTCGTCACGTAAGGCAGAGTTCAGGAAGCATTCCGCACCACTGCGGGGAAAGTTGCTAAGCGAAATTGAGGCTATTGAAGGAGTAGACTGGCCCCCTGAATCTCCAGACAACCAATATCACTTAAATAAGTGATATTCTTAATACTAGTTTTTAGAC